AACATCGCTGGTAGTTCCGCCGATGTTTCCTCGGTGAACGTGAGTAGCGTTGATAAACCAGTATCTAATTCCATCTGTAGTTAAATCAAGAATGGTAGATGGAGTACCTGCTTGGGTATAAGTAGATGCAGTAGGAGTATCATTGCTCATTGTAATCTTCTTTAATGCACTACCATCTGTTGTAACTAGGCAGTCATTAGTGCCATCATTGGCACCCACAATTACGGTACTATTAGCAGTAGTTAAAATTCTTACAGTGCTATTAAGTAGGGTAGCCTGTCCCTTAGTAAATACATCTACGCCTTTAGACTCTGCAAACTGGAAACGAAGTGACTCATCCTGAGCTGGTTCAAAGTATTTAATACCTGCGCCAAGGTGGAAGGTTGATTGAGATCTAAACCACCAACCAGTAAGTGATTGCTCACCAGCTTCTCTGGTCTGGTCATACTGCTCTTTACGATACCTTGCAGTTACTCTGCGATAAGGTGACTCATCAGAGGCTGCAATGAAGAACGGCAGACCGGCAATAGCCATATCATAATTAACACCGGTAGCTGAATAATTGGTAGCACCTGCAGGATTGGATAATACGTAGGGTATGCCTTCGGTAATATCATCGCCGTATGCCATTATTCTCCTTTAGTCTAAAAGATTCACCAGCGTTCTAGTTCTTCCAGATGCTAGTTGTGTATAAACCTGAGTTGTTGCCACCGATGAGTGGCGCATTAGATCTCTTACTGCTAGTAGATCTCCACCAGATTTCTCTAGCATATTAGTTGCAAAGAAGTGCCTGCAAGCGTGAAAGGTCTTCTTGGTTATACCAAGTCTTTTCATCTCTATTGAGGTTCTCTTTGATAGGCGGTTAGGAGTTACCTCCCATAGCCTTTGGTTTGTTTCATACTTTAAAATTGTGTCAGCAACTATCTTAGCCACAGGCACAGATAGGTCTGTTCCGCCCTTACCTGCCACTCTAAGGATGTATCCATCCTCTGCCTGCTCAAGGTCTACACCTCGCAGGTTAGCCACCTCCATAGCCCGTAGGCCAGCGTAACAGCCTATGATAAACCAATCTTTCATAGGTTGTCTTGCTTCGGTGATAAGCATCTTGGCTTCATTAACAGTTAATGGATGAGGTAAACCTCTACCCTTTCGGATAGCAGGCATATCATCCATTACTCTATTATCAATTAAGCCCATCTTATTTAAGGCTTTGAACATACTCTTAAAACGAGCAGCGTAGGTACCCTTAGTACTAGCTGATTTAACAGACATAATAGTACGTTGGATATCATCTAGGTCAGCATCCTGTGGATGCACACCCATTCTAATAAGCAGGCTCCAGTCATTACGGAACATACTCATTGAATAGCCTTGGGTCTCGTAACGATCCCTCAGCTTAGCCTTTATATCTTCTAGTGGTATCTGCTCCATAGAGCGATACTACCATAAGTTACAGACTTGGGGTGGATTGTGCCGCTAATTGTGCATCATAAGTTGATTTGAGCATTGAAGTATATTCATTGTTGCCTCTGTCAATAATGGCGTATTCTTTAACGCCTTCTAGTGTTTCAATTTCTACAAAAGATACATTATCCATTTTTATAACTCCGAACTAAATCCGACAAAACCTGCCGTATTATTATTATTTGCTAACTGGTAAACTCTGAATTGAGTTAAACCGCTTGCCACTGTTCCTTGTAGTGAACAGGTAGTAACTCCAGACTGATCAATTACAAGATTAGTTAATGTAGTATTAGAAACACTAGGAAATTGAACAGAAACATTCCCAGTATCTAAAGTGGCTGGTGCTACACGCATTTGAACTGGGAAATTTATACAAAAATCAACCTGCGTGGTTGAGCGTGCTGTTCCTAATCCGTGAACTCCGTAAGATGTAGTTGGAGTATTGCGATAGTAATACCTTTGACAAGCGGCTAACTCGCCTTGAAGTGTGCCAGTTGCGGTTTGGAACGCGGTGGCTACTGAGCCAGCCTCGATTTGAAGACCCCAAATATCTATAGTGGCAGTCTGTAATCCTAGCGAATTTGTGAAGGAATTGAAATCACTTCCTGCACTTGTCCAAAGATACCAAATCAGAGAACTGCCAGCCGCTATCGTTTTTCCAGAAATACTAGGAACGGCAACCGTGAAAGAATATCTGGCCCAGGAAGTGCTTATAATTTGTTTGGCCGAAGGGACAACATAAACACCAGCAGAACCACCACTACCGAATTCTTGATATAAGGTTGTTGCTACAGAAGGAGTTCCCGAGCCAGCCTTCGCCCAAAAAGAAATAGTCACAGTCTGCCCAGCAAAAGTTCGAACATCTTCTATTTTCTGACCCAAAATAGTAAATTGCCCAGAAGTTGTTTGACCTGTTGATTCGATGCGAGCAAAATTCACACCTTCATAACCAGCAACGGGAGCCGTTCCTGCTGTAAAAGTTTGTGCAGAATAAGTAGAAGTTCCACCATTTGCAATAAGCAAAAATCTATCGAAACCATAAGTTCCGCTCGTTGTTGTGCTAGAAAAAGAACGCTGATTTACTCTGAAATCACCATTAATAATTTTATTTTTGCCAGCAGCATAATCACCTTGCCAACGAAGTCCAGTAGTAGCGGAACTATCCGCGACAAGTGTGTCGCCGTTAGATCCTACCGCGAGCTTGGCTGAGCCTGTGGAGAAGGTAAATAAATCACCTTTAGCTGTTAACGGCGAGTTCGCCGTTGTGGGTATTCTTCCTGTTGCCATTGGCTAGTTACCTCCTAGTAGTAGTTGTGCTTCCTCGGCTGTAATACCAAGGCGATCAAGGATAGCCTGGCGCTGAGTTTCTTTAGCTTCGGCTTCGGCTTTACGAGCCATATAGTTTGCAGCATTTAATTCCATTTGTGCTATTTCAGCATCGGTTGCATCTCTAATGATTTCCTCACCAGTCTCGCAATTATATTCTTTTACTTGTGGTTTTGTCATTTTAATTTACTCCATATAGATAGGCTGTTCCACCAGAAAAGTTTGCATCTCCTAATAACTCAATAGAAGTTACAGCAGCACTTCCATCGTAAATGCCATCCATAACTCTTGAAGAACTAGAAGTACCATTATATGATTTACAAACAGAATGAACTGCAACGCTGTTTGTATCTGTGTATAATGGAATCCAAATTGCCCACTCACCAAGATTTTTTACAGTTGATGAATTAGACATAACTCCTAAATAAAATCCTGATGTTGAACTTGATGAAATACCTGAAATAGTTGTATTAACATTACTAATTCCGCTATAAGAATAATTGTTTGTAGCATCATTATTGAGAGTCATATACAAAGTACCAGTACCAGCAAAATACACTTTTTTCAAAACTAAATAAAGATGTTTATAAGTTCCTGGTATAGAAGTTATTGATGTGCTTGCACCAGTTAATGTTGTTCCACCTGTGTTGATTAAAGTCATTCCACCACTTGAAGGTGCAGCAACCCACTCAGGAGCAGTAGCACCAGAATTAACAGCAAGAATCTGTGAGGCAGTTCCAATTCCAAGTCTGGCTGGATTACTAGCAGATGAGGCGTACATAATATCGCCAGCAGTTGTTAGTAAGGTGGGCTGGATACCACCTTCTACATTAGGTATTCTTCCGACTGTCATATTAGGAAATCTCGCTTCCGAAGGCTGCGAAGGACATTGTGGCACTTGATGCGTAAACAGTAATAACATCTGTTGCACCAACTGTAATACCAAGTGTCAGAGTATCTGAGGCATTGGCAGGTAGTGATACATCATAAGCAATGTACTGAGATGCAGCAAGGGATGCTCCTGCAACTCGTACTGCAATACGATAGGTAGCAGCAGATGCTGCTTGGTTAGCCACAGTAATTGTTGATACTACAGCCTGTGTAGCTGCAGGTACTGTATATAGAGTTGTTGCTGTTGTTGCGCTTGGGTTGCTCTGACCAAGCACCTTATATGTTGTTGGCATTTATTTTTCTCCTTAGTGTTTGGTTAGCCACCCATTAAAAGTAAGCCACTAATGGTTCCACCTGAACCATCAGATAACCCTGCTTCAAATGCGTTTAGATCTGATGAGGTTAGAACGTGCTTCACAGTAGCTCCGGTAGAATGACTGATGTTGCTAGTCCCTGCCTCACCCCGTGAAATCGTAAATGTGTCCCCTGAAGGACCTGCTGTGATAAAGATTATCTCTTCATTAGTAGTATCTGGATCTATTGCTACAGTGAATTGACTGTTTGGTACTATAGTAACTCCACCAAGTAAGGTGGTTGCAGTACCAGTTGCTACCGTCATTGATGTAACCGTACTATTGATAGTAGATGCTAGTGTTGTTTGAACACTGATAGAGCTAAATAAACGGAGTGCCATTAATCTTCCTTAACGTAGATAGTGGATGCGTATTGGATACTTGTCTTTCAACTTCAACGCCTCTTCGTTTAATCTCTGTTGGTACAGAGCGAAGATGTAACGAGAAGCCGAAACACCAGCAGTGGATGGAGTCTTGCTATCGGCATTATCAGCCTCAGCAGATGTAAGATTGATACGACCTGAATCTAGGAATGATAGTAATTTATAGGAAGCACCAAGAGTTACTACATCCTGAGATGATTGTGGCAAACCAGTAACATCAGCAAAGTCATCTGAATTAGCATCTAATGTATTAGCTGTTGTTGTGTAGTAAACTTGAACTGTTCTACCAGGTTGAACATTGTCATAGATATTTAAAGTAGCATTAGTATTAAAGGTTGCAGCATTAGCAAAGTTATCTAAGCGCCATCTCTTTAATGGTAACCACTCTTGGCTTGATCCGGTAGTTTGCCAAGATACATACAAGACATCCTCAACATCATCTGGTAGGGCATAGGTTGTAACTGATGCGTTAAAGGTAAAAGTATATGAGGACACAGCCCAAAGATTAGGATACAAAGAATTGATAGTATCGTTGATAGCCTTCTTAATTGCAGTTCTTGGAAAGGTAGGAGCCAAGGTAACCTGAGCATATTGTGAATGTGGTGCTGGTACTGTTCCTTGATAACCTCTACCAAATCCTGGTATTACGTTAAGTGTATTAGTTGCCTTATCAAAGGAATCAATAAAGATAAGTTCATCATCAACTTCAATAATACCTTTAGCAAGATTTGAGGCAGAGCCGAGAGTAATAGCAGAGCTAGTAGTGGATAAGCCACCAGGATTATCTACATAACTGATACGATCTTGGCGCAAGGTATAGCCTTGCAGGTTGGATTTGATTTCATCAACCATTTCACCCAGTGTGCTCATTTGCCTTCTCTCTGTAGTATTTCAAATTATTCTTTAATCTTTCATCGTCAGGACTAAAGGCTAACGCCTTCTCACCGTGCTCTATTGCAGTCTTCCACTCACCTAATTGCCAAGCTGCTATCGCAACTAGATCATCTGCCATATGTCCCCAAGCCCAACCTTCAGACATAAAATCTGTTTGCTTCTCAGTTATACCTAATGCTCTTGTTGCAGTTCTAAAACATTCAGGCCATTGCATCTGTTGGTAGTAATGATTAGCCAGTGCTAATACTGATTCTCTACTAATACACTCTGCTATTGATTGCTCTAAATGTTTCTCAGCATTATCAGGATCACACTTTGCCATCATTCGCAGTGCATAAGATCTCTCTGCTTTGAACTCAGATTGTTCTAAATATCTTTTTAAAGTTTGTAATGAGTCGTAGTATCTTTGTTTGTAGTAATACTCTCTACCAAGATAGTAAAGACTACGAGAACATTTTGGATCTTCATCTACTGCCATCTCAAGCATATCTAGATATTGCTCTCTAGATTTTTCTTTATCTTGGAAGTGATGTATTGTTAAATCTATCTTTGCTCTAACCTCAGGAATCTTATAAGGAGATACCGCCTCGTGGATTGGAAACTTCCATCTATATCCTCTACGGGCGTGGATCTTAATACCATCAAAGTTTAGATCTGGTTTACCATTTTCATCCCAACCATAAACATAATTATATATTGGTCTAGTAACACCAGCCTCTAGAGCTTTAGGAAAATCTTTCTTCCAACCTTTTACTATAACCTCATCCATATCTAATGCTATGCAGTAATCAATATACGCTGGTATTGCAGCAAGGGATGCGTTACGAGCATCATCAAATCTCCAAGGATCTATCTTAATCTTTATAACATTAATACCTAAAGACTCAGCAATTTCTACTGTCTTATCTGTTGAACCAGTATCTGCTATTAGTAAGTAATCTGCATCCTTAGCTGACTCATACCATCTCTTAACGTGCTTCTCTTCATTAAGGGCAATCGTATATATGGCAATTCTCATATTGTGAGATTCTACTACATTCCACCCAGGAATAAGGCTATTGGAAGGGCATCTGCACCAGGGCCTGTCGCACCTGTATCACCTGTTGCTCCAGTCGGTCCTGTGGCTCCAGTAGGTCCAGTTGGACCTGTTGGTCCAGGAACTGTTGAGTCAGCACCAGTTGGACCAGTCGGTCCTGTTGGTCCTGTATTTCCAGTAGGACCAGTAGGTCCTGTATCTCCTGTTAACCCAGTAGCTCCCGTAGCACCCGTAGCCCCAGTGGGACCTGTCGGTCCTGTATCACCAGTTGCCCCCGTTGCTCCCGTTGCACCAGTAGGGCCTGTAGCGCCTGTAGCGCCTGTGTCCCCTGTCGGGCCTGTATCTCCTGTGGGTCCAGTGCTTCCTGTGGCTCCTGTGGCCCCTGTAGGCCCTGTAGGGCCTGTATTACCAGTGGCTCCTGTGTTACCTGTTGCACCTGTTGCTCCGGTATCGCCCGTAGGACCTGTGTTACCGGTTGCACCGGTTGCACCGGTTGGACCCGTAGGCCCAGTATTGCCCGTTGCGCCAGTATCACCCGTGGAACCTGTTGGCCCCGTAGCACCCGTTGGGCCAGTACTACCCGTAGCCCCTGTAGAACCAGTAGCACCAGTAGGACCGGTAGCACCAGTATCACCAGTAGGACCCGTAGCACCTGTTGGACCTGTTGCACCTGTATCTCCTGTCGCTCCTGTTGGACCAGTGGCACCTGTAGCACCAGTTGGTCCTGTAGGACCAGTGTCTCCTGTTGGACCGGTAGGTCCTGTGGCACCTTGAATACCTTGTGGTCCTTGGTCATTAGATATTGCAATACCAACTTGTGGTGTAATAGATTCTACTACGATTACGGTCTCTGACATTAGGTGGTTACAGCTCCCGTCACAATAAATTTACCTTCTAAAATTCTAGTTACTTCTGATCCTGAATCTAATACTAGATCGTATACATAGCGAGATGCACCAATAGCGCCAGTAGTAGCGGCATCAATTAATACAGTTACTCTGCCTGATATACCACCCAAAGTTATTCTGCCATTAGCAGTACTTGCTACAACAGTTGTAGTGGTAGCACCAACAAATGGGCGCACTGTCATAGTTGCACTGTAATTAGTTAGATTCCAAGGTGTGGAATCATTCTTAATTACAAAGTCAAAGTTGAATGTGGTTGCTTGGTCACAGACCAAGTTATATTTAGAACTCAAGTTGAGATCGCTCTCAACGCTTGGGCAGCAGGTAATCCAGTAGTAGATGCTAAAGAATTACAGACACCGTTAAAGTCAAGGAATTTATTAGAATCAGTACGACTATCAATAGCGTTTAATACACCTACAGTATCTGTAAGATTAGTAGTTACTGATCTTTGCACAGCCCATTGGCGAGCAGCTAGTGCTTCACCAACCATCTCTGAAGATGCTCGGTAAGTGCCACCATTTGCTAGGCGATTTAATTCATCTAATAATGTAGTGCCAGATACACCTAGTGCCACTTGCTACCTCACTTCTTTTTAGATTTTTTAGCTACTGCTGCGTTGTCTACTAGATTTGGATAAGGCCGACCAGCAGCCTTTGCTCTTGCCTTAGCAGCACTCTTTTGTGCTGGTGTTAATTTCTTAGAAGTTTTCTTAGGGTTCTTCTTATCCCAAAATGCTACTTTCTTTTTCATCTACAACTACAATCCCAAGCCCGTAAGGACTTGTTTATTCTAGAGTTAGGATCTCTTGCTGTCTTAGCAGAGGTTAATTTAGATTTCATTCCACACATACGGCCACAGAAAGACTTACGTCTTCCAGCAGATTTAGGTGATCTCTTAGCCTCAGCCTTTTTTACTGGAGGTTTAAGATTCATACCTTGTGCTTTAGCAGATGCTCTGCCAGCAGCATTTAATCCACCTTTAGGATTCTTACCTGCTTTTCTTTGCCACGCCGGACTCTTTGCCATACTCTCCATACTTTCCTAGTACTGATCTAATAGATCCATTCTTAGACATACGGACTACACATCCATCTTTAATTTGAACTGGATTAAATCCATCGTGACGTTTGTAGCTACCAGAGGATGCCATTATTTCTTTTTCCTCTTAGACATTCCTGCTTCTGATAAAGCAATTGCAATCGCTTGTTTCTTTGACTTAACCTTCTTAGCAGATTTACCAATATTAAGTTCGCCCTTTTTAAATTCTCTCATAACCTTAGCGACCTTCTTGGTACCTTTTGCTTTTTTCATTAAGCCATTTTTCCTGGTGCGCCAGTTTGAATTGACTCATAGGTGCAATACTTCATAGCACCTTCGTACTGTAATTCAGGTGTTGGATACTTCTGTAAGTCTTCTGACTCCATATAATCTTTCATCATTTTTTCCTCATTCTGTTTTAATTATTATCTTACTTTTTTACCGCGACTATTTCCTGGTATCTTTGTTACGTCATTGCCAGATCTCTTTAACGCATCCTCATATGACATAGGCTTCTTCTTCTTAGAAACAACTTTCTTTTTATTCATAGGCATATTACTTCTTCTTACCCATCTTCTTCATAACCATTTTCTTACCAGTTTTCTTGGCTAGTTTCATAGCCTTAGCTTTGCCCTTTTTTGTGTAAGGCAGTTTTTCTCCATTTACCATTGGCATAGTTACTCCTTATAAGTTAGTGAAATACCGTCAAATGCTTTGCCGGCTTCGTTGGATAGTTTTACTGCTGCATCTATATCTTTTTTCCTTGTTGAGCGCGGCTCTATACCTTGACGAGTCGCATCCCAATAAGACTGTATTTCCTTCTCATCCTTCTTAACTTTGTCTTGATCCCAACCAGTCTTGGTTGGATTAACTCCTACAAACATTGGTGTATTAGATCTTAAACATTCGCCATAACTGGCGTGATCTTTGGTCTTACAAGATGAAGTACAATTACTCATACTGGAGTCACATAATCCCCGTAGCCAGCGTTAATTAAAACAGTAGCTTGGGCATCACTAATGGTGTACTCGTGTCCACCTAAAAAATAATAACTTGCTGCAGCCAAGTCATCTTGGCTTGGTGTCTGTGTTGCAGTAACAGTAGTTCCATTCACTAGTAAAGATACACCTCTTGGAATATCTGTAAGGCTTATTGGAATATTACCATTAACACTTCCACCATTAAATTCTTTTCCTGCTAAACGGGCATACGGAGAGAATCTATTGGTGTCATCAATACCGTAGGTTTGATTAAGCCAAGGTGTAATCAGTGTGTATGCCATATTCTTCTTTCTCTAGTGATAAGAGGCGGTTTGACCCGCCCCTTACCGAACAAGCAATTAACCGTTTGTTGCTGCAGACTCAATACGAATCAGTGCTGCTTCGCGTAGGCGGTTAAAGCCTCCGAAGTAGTACCAACCGATTGTGCGGAAACGGCGTAGAGCATCAATCTCTGGACCAATGATGGTTGAGATGTCTGCGGCTTGCGCCTCAGCTAATGCTTCACGACCTGCAATAATTGCACGGTAGTTGTTTGTAAATGTAACAGTTCCTGTTGCTGCTGCTGATGCGACATCAGATGCAGTCTTAGCATAGGAGAATGTTGTTGTTGTACCAACTACAGTAATGGTGTAAGTACCATTGAATGTTGAATCAACACCTGAAACAGTTACAACCTGTCCAACGCCTAGCCCGTGAGCTACAGCAGTTGTTAGAGTTGCAACGTTAGATGTTAACGCTTTGTTGGTTACGGAAACAGTTGTTCCGATACCTGCGGCTAGGTTTAAGCCGTTAAGTACACGAGGTGTCTCTACTACGAAAGCACCTTCTAATACACCAACTGCACCAGCAGTAAACGGTGTACGCTCTACATACTTAGTCAACTCCTGGAATCCTCCGGTGCCTGATTCGGCGCGAAGGTCAGCAGATTGACGTGGGTGTAGATATGCAGCATATAGCTCACCAATACGAGGCAGAGCCTTGTTGGTGCGTAGAGTTACTACAGCGTTGCGGATATCCGCAGTTGTAATTGTATCTACTGGAAGCACTGCACTAGATGCTGTTGGAACTGTTCCTGATGGACCATTTGCATAAATTACATTGGTACCGGCACAAAGAACTTGACCAACAACATTGTCAATGCTGTCTGCTGCGTTGTAAGCGATGATATCAGCAAGTGCTGAATCTACATCGTTGAATGAAGTTAGGTTTAACTTCTTAGTTGTTGAAACGGCTGAGCCGTATTCAGCAAGGGTTACAGTAACCTGTGATGGGTTACCTAGAGCGATTGAGGAAACGTCAGATGATTCTGTCAACGTAGATGTAGCTTGTGCTAAATCTGAATAGATTGAGAATACAACTGATGATCCTGGCATCGCCTGTTGAACTGGTTTAACATCGGCAAGTGAGCGCATAACAGGAATGGAACGAAGTGCCATTCTTACATACTGATCGTATGCTGCTGTGACTAAATTGCTAATGCTGGATGTAGTAGTTAAACTACCGCCTGGAACTGCCATTGGGCATTACCTTTCATTAGGATTGGATTAGAGTCCAGATCCCTTAATGATTGCATCTAACTCTTCGCGAGTATTAGCGTTCATAAGTTTTTTCATAATATCGTCATTGTGCTCAGGTGTAATCCCTTGCTCAACAGTATTAGTCATCCTCTTGTACGCTGCCGCTTGAGCAGGGTCAACATTAGGTTTCTGGGGTATTTCTTCGGCTTGAAGACCAAACACATCTGCGTTTGCTTCTAACCATTTTGATACAGACTCCTCAGTTGGGTCTATATCCTGCGGAATAAAAGAAGAAATCTTCTGATTTACCCCGCGACTTGCGAGGGCTTCTTTGATTGCTCGTTCTCTTTGCGCTTTATTTAAAGATTCAAAGTTAGCTTTAAGATCTGCCAACTCTTTATCTTTTGCTTTATTAGCCTTGCGTAGTTGTTTAACGAGATCATTGCTTAATGACTCAACACTATTGTCAGTATCGTCATCATCCTCGTAGTCGTAGTTGGACATAGTCCATCTCCCATTCGTTGTAGTTGTCGTAGACCTCATACAGTTCGGGGATCTCTGTATGGCTTCTACTACCGGTCTTGTTATCACTCCATCAGGCCGGTGGTTCTGATGGCAGGCTTAGTTAATAGGAGCCAGCTCTGTCTCTGCTGAGTGCTCCACTGGTCATACCAGTTTGTCCACCAAATTCTGCTTTTTCTAGTCCAATAATTTTCTTACGTTTTTGTTGGGACTCTGTTTGACCTGGTAGATTAAATATTTCTTCTTCAGCTACTGCTTGTGTGTAATCTGGTTGTTGATAGATAGATGCTAGTTGTCTACCTCGCTCAAGGCCGCCACCTATAACACCAAATCCTTGTCTAGCAGTTTCAGCAGTTACACCGTAACGGCGTAGATACTCTGCATCTGTTAGGCTTGTATCTAGTCCAGCAGCTAATGCTGCTCCACCAATTTCAGCAGCGGTTATTTTACGCTTTACTTCTTCCAACCCTTTTTCAGGATCTAAAGTATAGGCAAGAATATCACCATTAGTAATATCAGGATAAAATCGTTTTAAGGCTGTGGTTACTTCAGGTGCTGCATCTAATACTCTCTTCTGTGCAGTCAATACTCGTTCTTCTAACTCAACTGCAGATACATCATTAGCAATTAATTTATTAAAACCTGCTTGTGTGCCTAGACTATCTTTGGCATAATATGATGCTGGTAATCCATAGTTACGCATAATGTTTTGATATCCATCTTCTAATGCTAAATACTCTGCAGGACTCAATGCTGTTAAACCTTTTTTAATACGCTCAGTGTTACCAGCAAAACGTTTTTGATAAGCATCACTATTTCGTAATGCGATCTGAAATTCAGGACCAGACAAACCTTGCTTAATTAAATCCTGTAATGGGGTTACTAAAGCCTCAAGGCCATATCTACTAAATTCTGATAATAGTAAAGCATAAGCTGATCTTGCTGCGCCTTGTGCTTCAAGAGAAGCACCGCCTACCCCTGCACTCCCTGAATCGCTACCCGCACCACCCCCAGTTGTACCACTAGTACCATATAAGCCAGTACTTTCAACTTGTTTAGTTGCTTCTGTAATAGATAAACCAGTTTTTACAAGTGCATCAATTTCATTTTGTCGCATAATACGTAATTGATTTTGACTAACATCTCCACCACTGCGGGATAAAGAATATTGATCTTGATTTAAACGATAAGCACCAGTAACATCTCCAAAGTAAGGAGTCATTTGTACTTGACCAGGTTTAGCTACACCAACAGACTGAAATCCACCTCTATCTGGAGCGAGTGATGTATCAAACTTGTACATACCACCTTCTTTGGTGATACCTTTAGTGCTATTAAACCCAAGGGCTTTAGCCTCAGCAAGCGTTACTTTTTCGGCCATTATACTTCTCGCACTCCTTGTCCTAACATTCCCCAGTCTTTAAGTGTATCGTTTACAACATCAATAGTAACTGCAATTCCTTCTGGAGATCCATCCCACCAGGCTTGAGATCTTTTCTTTACTTCAAATTGTTGTGTATCAGCAAATCCTTTATCAGTGACAGCTAAAGGAATAACATCGCTTAGCTTGACAGCACTAACGGGCACACCTTTTGCTCTTGCAATATTACTCATATACATAGAAAAAGTGGTAGATAGATCTTCATCGGGTGGAATTTGATTTCTCACCGCCTCTGGTAACATTCTTCTAGCATTAACTCGAATTTTATTTTTAAACTCATCAATAGATTTACCCTTATTTATAGCATCTAACCAATTAGGTAGATCATATGCAAAGTCTGTTTCAAGATTATAGCCATTAGCTAAAGCAGTGGATGCAAGATCCATTTTGTTCTTCTCAGACTTTGCAGCCTGACTTTCCTTATAGACAGGTAGTTCTTTAATTTTATTTTCTAAAAATGTTCTAGGATCTAGACCTTGTTCTTGGACAAGAACTTGTCTTCCATTAACCATCTTGTATGTACCTTTAGAGATACTAGATAGTTTCTTTTGTTCATCTTGTAATTGTTTGTAAAGAGAATTTATCTGAGACTTACTGGCTTCTCCTAAATTAAGAGATGAGAATATACCTTCAATAACACCTTCTGCGACACTTCTACTAAAAATTTGTTGAGTACCGAATGGTTCAGGTAATCCACCAGCACCTGTAGCGCCTGTAGTAATATCTATAGTAGGATTAAGTAAAAACTCTCTTAGAGAAGCACCTTGCAAATTCTTAGGTAAGCCACCTCTTCTTTCAGCAATAAATTCTAGTGCTGTTTGAGTAGCAGTCCAATCTTTTAAACCGGTAATCCCACCCTTATAAAGGCTTGGAAAATTCTTTCTTAGATCCTCTTGAATAGATTTTAATTGCACTTCATCTGCTGCAATAGTATTAATTAATTGACTGTAACTCGCAACTGACTGCTGATCTACAGCTCCTTCAGTAGCGGCATCTCTAGCGCTTTTCTCTGCATCTAAAGCTGCTTGTTTATTTGCCCTTAACTTTTCTACAGTTATACCTTGTTTAGCGGCTTGTACCGCTTCTGGAACACCCTCTTGCTCACCAGTTATTTTTTTGTTTTCTAATTCTTTATTATAAGAAGCAAATATCTTGTCGTAATATGCTTTTGCTTGGTTATATTTTTTACCAGCATCAGCTAATCTAGCAAGTGCCTCTTTACCAGCAGGAGAATTTTCATTAAATTTTCCATATCTAGTATCTTTAGTATCTGCTTCTCTTACTTTAAGATTAGATTCAGCGCGATTAAGATCTCTAGTAGCTTTGTCTAACTGACTCTTTAAACTAGCCATTCAATTAATCTCCTAACAATCTGCCAAATAAGACATCGTATACTGCTTGTGTGTTTTCATTATAACGGGCTAACTCTCTTAGTTTAAGAATAGTATCGTCTTTTAGATACTTAATTAATTTTTGAGATCCACCAAACTCATCATAGTTTGCTTTTTCGTCTTTATATTCTTTGTAAACTTTAGACATTTCCCTAAGTTTATTTTGAACATCTTTTCTAATACCTATATTTTGAGCAAGCATATTATCTAATTCATCTAAAGTATTTAAACGGTTAGCAGCCCTCTGAGAACCTGTTGTACCCAACTCTTCTCTAACTAATGGGCGAGCTGCAAAGAATACATCTTTCCAAGAATCAAACTCTTTACGTAGCTGAGTTCTTTCAAAGTCTACCGTTGAGTTTTCCAAAGAAGATTCAAATGCTTCTTTTCTCTTATAGTAAGTTTGCAGATCCGAGGAAGTCTGTACCTCTCGTAAATAATCATCTACTCTCTTATTGTAAGTCATACCCATTCCCCTCATAATTTGATAGGTATCCCAAGAGAAACCAGTTTTATGAGGTATTAAAAATGCTGCTGCATTAGGAAAATCTTTAAATAGTTCTCTATTATTATCTACAAAATATCCTGATTCCTCAGCATATTTAAGTGGTGCAATAGACTTACGCTCTGATTCGGTAACTGTATATGGAACTTGGTTAGGGAATAACTCTACCCACTTAGCCATAGCAGCATCATAATCGCCAGGATATTTATCTAATAGATTATTAAATGCTTGCTTCCAGTTAGCTCTACTATTATCACTAATCCACTGAGCCATATCAGATTTAAGTTGAACCTGTGGTGATGCTGGTGCTAAAAATCCTAGAGCAAAACGAACTCTTAAAACTCCAAGAGTGGTATTCTTAACTCTTATACGATACTCTTCTTGTTCTGCAGTGGTAGGCGGTAATAACATACCATCATCATCATACCGTTTAGGAAGACCATTACCAGATGCTTCAAGATAAGTTACCGCTTTACGCCAAGCACTTGCATATTGCGAGTTGCGCTCATCGGTATCTAGAGCACCAATTAAACGATTAATATGGGATGGTAATAAAACTGAAAGTATTGGTCTATCTACGGAGTACTTACCTAATAGATATCCATCTAAACTATCTGCTGATTTTTCATCAACAAAACCTAGTAAAGTTGTAACTGTTTTAACGCTTGCCCCAGCCAATGGACCAGAGAATGTAGGAACTATAGAATCTGGATTTAAAGATGGGGTTAACATTTTTATTTTAGCACCAAACTCTACAGGAAATGGAGTCTTAAACTCATCTGCAATACCTAAACGGGATAGCACATCTTGAATTGCATTATAAACTGGTGCTATACCAGGATAAACAAAGTAATCTTCACCCTGATCATCTTTTTGTACCCACCCAGAGTGAGCTACACCTTCGTAGGTAAGGGCTGCTTTAACAAGAGCCTCTGGATTGTAACGAACAACCCGATACATACGGCGATAAAAGTCTTCAGTTGCTCTATAGAAACGAGCAAAGTTACGAGAGTTAAAAGCAATTTGTGTTCTTACTAATGGATTATCTACATATTGTAGGATCTGACTTACTGCTCTTTCCTGTACGGCAGTAGCCAAAGCTACCTTAGCTCGTTCTGTTGCAATAGCTATACCAGTAGTATTAGTTGGATCTATACCTGCGATATGAGATTCAATCCACTTCTTTTCAAAACCTGTCTTTTGCATTTCCTTACGAATTGCTACCATCTCATTTAATACTAAAGGTTGACGAGACATACGAGCATTTGCTAGACCAAGCCAAGCCCAACCTGTCCTCATAACAGTTGAAGTAGTTTGGTCTAATGAGACTACTGGGACAAGAGTAGGTCCTGCAATTGCAAAAGGAATGTCTGCATCATCAGTAGGCATATCATCAATAGACAATTTACCTTCTACTTTATACTTACCGGACTTGCCCATAATACGAATCTTATTTAAGAAATCTAGGTTAATATTACCATCACGTTTGACAAAGTGGGACTTGGTACGATTAAAGGCAAGATCTAATAATTGCGATTCACTCATATCATTAGATAGTTGAGCATCTTTTAAATATTGTTTACCAGCTTTAGTCTGTAACCAAATACGACCCTGCTTTAAAAATTCACCCTGATCATCTAAATTAGCAATAGCAATTTTACCTAAATCATCATTTGCATAATATCCAATACGAGACATCCAAGTATATATAGATGCTTCATCTTGGGTAGATATAGCTTGTGGGACAAAAGCTCGCTCGCCAGGTTTTTTAACTAAATTTTTTGGTATCACAACTTGAAGAGGTACAACTTTTGTACCAGTTCTTTTAACTAATTCTTGAGCACGACCTACATAATCAGTAGCACCGCTTGCAAAATTAGATGCACTTTCTGATATCTCACCTAATGCGTTATCAACATCTCCGTATTTAACTTGCTCTGCAAGTAAATCGGCTTCTTTTTTAGCAAATGGTTTTAAACCAAGTTTTTCTCTAAAACGATTAACCTTACCTGTAGTCAGTGTTCTAGCAAATATTTCTCTAGTTTGTTTTGTAAGTCCACCCTTAACCACATATTCAAGTTCTTTAATTTTAAGTTCAATATCTGAAACGTCTATTGGATCTTTAGTTTTAGATAGTTTAATTCTTAATTTAGAAAGTTCAGATGAGGCATTATCAAAAGTAGTTTTTAATACAATAAGTTCTTTAGCTATATCATCTACTTCATTTTTGTTAACTAATCGCATAGCAAATCCAAGAGGATTCTCAGACCATTTAACCTTACCTTCTGCTTTCATAGCGGCAGCTAGATAAGTGTTAATACGAGTTGAAAGAACTCTATTCTTAGCAACTCCCCAAACTGATTGACCAATAGCAAGGTTCATCATTAGATCTTCACCTGCGTTACGAAGAGCATAACGAGGTCCAGCAAGAGTTAAGAATGACCAAGCGCTTACCATTTGTTCGGCCAATTGAGTATTTGGAATACCCATCATCTTTTGAAATAATGCGTTACGACCTGCTGCTCTATCTAAGTCTCTTAAACTTGGAGCAGATGCTAACGGACTAAAATCAGAAGGCAAAACACCTTTATCTCTATAAGCATCATCCAAACCAAATAAGGCTTGATTTTTACCAGTAAGGTACCGAACCAATTGTTGACCAGGTAGTGTGGTATTTAAACCACGAACCTCAGCAACAGTTCCCCATAGCCCATAATAAACTTCTTTTCTTTTACCTGTGTCTTCAATACTATCAAATGCCTGTGCTAATAGTTTAGATTCTCTTTTAGGCATAATCATAATAGCAACTCGGTATATTTGAGTTGAAGCATCGGCTGCTGTAACATCAAATATATCATCTTTAAATAATGGAGCAATAGTAAATTTTGCTTTAGCTCTATCAATTCTTTGTTTTATATACGCAGTTGAAAATCTTGCGACATCTGTAGGTTTTGTAGATGCTTTGACTATGTTAGTAAATTCTTCTTTTCCGTTAATAATAGTTTTAGCAATACCATCAGCATCAGTTGATCCACCGAACCAACCATCATCTACTAGTTTAGGACCGACAGTATCTATATTTAATTTTTTACGACCAGTAGTAAGAGCTGCAACACGAGCCTTACGTAATGGATCCATTCTAGGAATTATAATTCTTCTACGACCAATAGAACCTTTAAGCATTTCATCTAATTGGTTAGTGTTCTCAAAAAATGCTTGTGCTGTTTTGGCATTAGTAACTGGAACATCTGCTTTTAAGAATGTTTGTATTACAGTATTCCCATACTCGGGAGCTAAGGTTTCTAAATCTTTCTTAATTCTTAAAATTTGTTCAGTGTTTTTAACTGGAGCAGATTGTGCTTTTTGAAGTTCATCTAATTTAGCACCATATCGGTCCCAAAAATTAATTACTGGTGCCTTAGAAAATATATCAGATACTCTATCTCCACCAGTTGCTACAGTAAGAGCATACTTACTAGCATCATACCAACGCTTTGCAGCACCAACTCTAAGTAGTGGATCAGATAAAATTCTAAACGCAGCATCTACTGTACCTGATACAGCTTTATAAAAAAGGCCTGAGCCTTCCATACTTTGAGGTGTAATAAGATTTGCAAACTGACGACCAGGAGAGTATTTAGCAGCTTGTACCTGATCAAGAGTATCTTGAAAATTAGCTCTTGCGGCAGCAATATTATCAGGAGATATGCCAGGAATATTGTTTTGTCTTGGGTCTGCCAACATTATATACTTTTGTTGTTCAGGTGTAGCAGTTGCAAAAATATCTTCAGGCTTTTCTCCAGCAGCAATACGCATTGCTATACTTACTGCATCTGTTCCCCATCTTGCTTTAGCATCGCCAATACGACCAGGACTAAATACCTTATCACCTTTATCATTGGCTATACGAAAAGCGCTACCAAGACTTACATCTTGATCTATAGCAATAGCGGCAGTACGATAACCACGAGTCATTGCATCAGATATATTACCTAAACCAGCAAGTGTTTTACCACCTACATAACCGATAGCACTAGCGACTTGACCACCTGTATAGTGCCAAGCAGTTCCAAGCCAGCCACGATTAGGTTTTAATGCTGGATCCTCATTACCAAAATTTTTCTGTAAAGATGTTTGTTGAGAAGGATCTAAATTATTATAAACTTGACTAGCTACATCTGGGGGTAGATTAGATAAATTTTTATGAACAGCAAGAGATTTATTAAAATCATCAAGTTTATTTCGCTGCTCTGGCGTAAGTCCTGCTGCTAAAGCAGCAGCTTTTAGACTCTCAGACATTAATCACCTCGCGATAAAGCATCCTGATATAAAATACCTATTTCGCCGGTAGTATCAAATGCTAACATTGGTGCTAATGTATCTGATAATTTAACTGATGACTTTTTCATTAATAGTGCAGAGGAACCAACATCACTACCAGCATCTACACCAGCTAATATATTTTGAGTTGGTTTTTGTGATGGAGCAAATAGTGGAGTTACAGGAGTTTGTGTCGCTAGACTAGCAGGTCTTCCACCTACATTATCTGCTACACCACGAGTCTTTGATTTAGGTGCTGCTGTACTAATTTCAGGAGTATCATCTGAATAAAATGCAGAACCTAAGGATAATTTATCTGTTCTTGTAGAATATATGCTTGGACCCGATGGACCAGCTAGTGGATTCGTCATTGACATACTAGTCCTCCTTTAAAGTTTCTAAATCTTGTGAAAATTCTTGCCAAACTTTTTCTTCTTGGCTTTTCTGAGTTGAATGATAGATAGCTAATTGGTGCAGATCATCTGCAAGTGCTTCTATCACTGATGTTAAATTTAAAAAGAATCCTGATATTATTACTAAGTAATCTGACAATCGCACTGGGCGATTGATGTTATTATCTTTCACCCAGCGCTCCTGTCAATAAAATAATTAAGCCTTTGTTCCCTTACGACCTGCCGGTGTATATCCGAATCTAACTTCTCCGCCGACTGGCTTGGATGTATCCATCTTGCCTTGTACAGGTTTGACCTCTACAGACTTTTGAAATGTTCCCTTTTTCATTTTCACCTCCTTATATTAAGCTGCGCCACTTATAGAGGCGAGTAGTTGTGCGATATCTGGTTGAGGTTGTCCAGCAGCAGGGGCCTCTCCGCTTTGTTGTTCTGGAGTTGGCTGCGAGGCAGGAACGGGGGCCGCTCCTACTGCTGGAATATTAGGTTGCTCTGGCATTGCTGGTGGTGTTGGTTGTGGTTCTGGTGCAAAAGCCTTCTCGATAATAGTCTCTAGTTGTAAACCTTTTTGTCTACCTTGGATTACTTCAGCAATTCTTGCAATGATTTGAGATGGGTCTTGGCCTTGGGCAGCAAGTGCGGGAATAGCTTGTGCATACTGAGCAACAGCAACGCGAAGAGAATCGCGCATTTCTTCAATGTCAACCCTTTGTTCTTCTTGCGTAACATTTAACTCCATTGGGATTTCTCGGCGAACATAATCACGGGACACTAACTTATCGCTACGCATTTGTAGTAATGCAATGATGGCTCGGTTAGGATCCATACCAGACATAATGCCGTAACGTACATCTACGCCATACTCGCCTTTAATATCACGAGATGGTGTGTACTTCATTGTATAAGGTGTACCGTCATCGGTTCCCTTAATAGTCTTAGTCATACTACCAAAGACAACTTCATCTACTTCAAAGCAAAGTGCAACTAACTCTTGGAACAATCTAGCAAACTGTGCTTGTGCTGCTTTAACCTGTGTATCAAAGCCTGCTTGTAATGCTTGAACTCCACGACCTGTAACAACAGAGGCATCAATATTACCTGAACGAGATTCAGGATAGCGAGAACCTAGTCTTAACTCACGCTCTAGTACACCTGACTCTGTAAATACTCCTGCTGGTAGTTCTAATGGAACTCTACGAATACCTTGTGGATTAGCAGAACGCATAATTGCATCTGGTCCTAGTGCTAACTCCTGTACATCTTGTGGAATAGCGATAGGTGCTTGAATAGATTTCTCTGCTGCTTGGATCTGTAATACTGCAAAGCGAGCACGGGCTAATTGAACAGATAGAACATCATCAAATTGTCCACGAGCTTCACCATCTAAAGATGAGCGAAGTGCAACTCTTGCTAAACACTTACCTACTGGGTTAGGTGTATTAGATAGAATTAGATTATTACGCTCTGGTATAAAAATTAAGTCTTGGTCTTTGTCGTGGTATCTAACGATAGATAGATAAGGGGATGCGTAAGCATAAACACTCTTACCAATTATCTGATCGTAATACTCAGGATACTGGGATGCGATAGTCTCAGCATCGGATGCAATGATCTGTGATATAGATAGGCAACGACCAAATCTATCTACCTCAGGATATACACCAAATGGATTTAGTAAACGGATACGAGGATTGTTTGTCTCGTAATCCATCTCCACCATTGCAGGTAGTAGACCGTAGGTGTTAAAGTAATCAGCACCTTGATACATCTGGATCTGTAGATCAGATGAGGAAACATAATAATTTGCGATACGAGTTCTAGTATCAGCAGCACGGCGTTGGGCATCAGATACCATATTGGTTGCTGCACAGTTAAAGGATGGCAGTGGTGCCATTACCTCTGCTAGATCACGGGCTGCTACATCTACAAAGTTTGCAACTAAAGGCTTTGGGTAATCCTCTGAGAACATAGATGGATATACTTTTGATATATCACCTTGGCGCACAGAAAGAACATCGCGCATACGCTGGTCTCTGGCTGCATAGCGGTTCTTCAACCGATCTATCTTAGCGACTACCTCTTTAGTAGATAACAATATTGCTCCTTAAATAAATGTGCGTTCCTTCTCAGCAAAGAGTTCATCTAGATTGACGACTACTCTTTTGTTTTGTTCATACTTTGATAGGAATGGATTTTTAAGATGGTGTGTCTGGTACTTACCATAGTTGAGCATCTCTCTTGCTCTGATCTCACAGAACCAAAGAGCCATTACCATATCTGTCTTACCCTTAGTCGTAGGAGACCAAGTAATTAACTGCTCGATTAGAGCCTTAATGTTTTCAGTTTGATCTGAAGGTAGGTGTATTAGATTATCTCTATGGTGCTTACCATCAAATTGCTTAGTACCAAATAAGGTAGCCATAGATGCTACACCGAAACCTGCATCCCATTTATTACTACCGGTATGGTGCTCTTTAAACTGTACACCTTTAGATGCTAAGTGCATCTTGATACCTTCATCTTGTGTTAGGAAAGATTGAAAGGCGTTCTTCTCGACTATCCACTCACTAGGTGAGTACAGGGATGTCCAATCAAATATTAAATTTCTAATAGCAGCAGGGCTAGGTCTGGTAATCTTAATAGCATCTACAATATAGCGTTTACTGGTAGCTCTATCTATTGCATAACAGATAGCTGCGGTATCTCCTACCATCGCAGGGTCTAACCCACAGATATAGGTAAAGCCATTTAAATCTCTTGGATGTCCAGGATGACCTGCGGTTAACCTACCTGACTTACGCATACCATCTATAGAGCCACGAACACAGACTGGGTCAAAGGCCGCATCATCTGAGATATCTTGTTGCTGATAAATCAAAGCCCAAGTTGAAGCATCCATAGATTGGCGTTCGTTATATAAGTTACGCCCATTCCATCTAGGATAAAATCCAGTTACTGGATCCTTCTCCTCTTCCTTCTGACCATCAAAGGGTTGATCTGAGGCAGGCCATAATGTAACCCACTCTTCAGGCTTCTCACTAGATTCTAATAGGGCTGGCATTGCAAGGTAGGACCAAGGTACTAGACCGCCTGGGTATCTATCTTCATTGCGTAGTTCTTTGTATAGATCAACGGAGGCAACGCGGGTACCGATAATAATTAATTTACCACTAGGGTTAAGACGAGATCTAACATCTTGGGTTAACCACTTAATCTGTCGTTCAAAGTCATTGGCATTAGATAGAGTTACAGCATCATCTACTATAATCATATCGGCTCTTTTACCGTAGATCTGACCGCCAATACCTACTGCTTCTATATTGGGATCCTTCTCAGATGATTCACGCAACTCATCTCCAAAGGTAACCCTAGTTGCCTGCCAAGAGGCACTCTTAGATCTAAACCCTACACCGGCTGCGTATGCTGATTGTAGCTCCTCATATGAGGGGTGAGTTAATCTCTGCTTTATAGCGTATAAGAAATCTGCGGCTAATCTTTGAGTCTGAGAAACTATAAGTACTCTAAAGTTAGGGTTCTTACAAACCTGCCAGGTTACGTAGTCAATAGTAATAGTCATTGACTTGGCGTGGTTGGGTGGAATATTTAGAAGTATGCGGTTATTAGCTAGGCCTGGTTCATACTTCATAGAGGGGTGTAACCAAGAAGGTTTACCAACCTCAATCATATCTACTAGATTTTGTTGATGGGGGAATGTCTTGTTCTTTAAGAAGCGATCTCTGAAGGTAGCAAAGCTAATCTCATTTATATCACCGAGTGCAAAGTTCTTATCTCGTAAACCTAGCCTAGTTCGATCGACCTTATCGGCGAATACCTTATCGCTTCTACGGTAGTACTCGTAGGTCTTCATAGATTTGCCGGCTGAAGCGCAGGCTTGCTCTATTGTCATACCCTCTGCTACACAACCGAGAATAATCCGCTTGGCTATGTCGGCGGAATTTTCAGTCATTATTTATTCTTAGGCTTAGAAGGATTCTTCTGTCCAGCTTTGTAAGCTACTGCTGCTGCGCCACCTGTTACTAATGCTGCTTTTGCTTTTGACCTACCAATGATAGGTGCTGCAGCTTTAATAGCTGCCATCTCTGCTTCTTTAATTGTTTTATAGTTCTTACCTTCTATTGCAGCCTTAATAGATTTAAGTTGCCCTGGAGTAAGGTCTGCTTTCTTAAAAGTAATTTTAGCAGCTTGAGGCGTAATGCCTTTACCACCAGCTTTGCTGGTTACAGTTGCTGGTCCTTGGACTTTAATAGTCTTGGTTGCACCTTTACCTGTAGGTGCTTTAGTTCCAATATTCTTTGCCACGTTTTGAGCTGTCTTAATTCCCACCTTAGCAGCCTGCTTCTTTCCAAGTTGTGTAGCAACTGCTCTGCTTATAGTTATTGCTATTGGTACTAATGGTACTGCCATTATATTTCTCCTTGTGGATAAAACCTGTGGATAAGCGCCGTAATTGAAATTTATAATTTTATACTGGGAGGATGATAGGGGTTACTAGGAGTAACCTATTACACCTGCCGCGATAGTGTGTGTGTGCTCGGTTCGCTTCGCTGTCGCTTTGCTCCCGAGCAAGCCTAAAGCGCAGTGAGGGGTAAAACCTCGGCTCGCCCTTAGGGGTCTCGCCGAGGCAACAGCCGAGGCGGTATGGGTCGTAAAACTAATAAGGTCCGTTTTACTCCCCTACTATATATAAGGCGGGAAATATAACTCATTTCCCGTTTTTTAGTAAAAAATCTTTATAA